CTGCGATCTAAGTCTGGTGGTGGCGCTGGGTTTTATAACAGGTTTCAATTATGATAGATGATCCAATAGCTAAAGGTTACTACGAGCATTACGCTAAGGCAAAAGCCAAGCGTGAAAACTTTATACCTTTGTTTGAAGAATGCTATGAGTATTCCCTTCCTCAGCGTGAGTCATTTTATTATGAGAGCGTAGGGCAAAGACGCGACGATAAAATATTTGACGAGACTGCTGTTGTTGGTGTGCAAGAGTTTGCATCCCGATTGCAGTCAGGCATTGTTCCTAACTTTGCGCGTTGGGCTGATCTAACTGCTGGCTCCGAGGTTCCTAAAGAACAGCGTGATGCTGTTAATAATGACCTTGATGAAGTCACTGACTATGTATTTGAGGTTTTGCAGAACTCTAATTTTAGCCAAGAGGTACATGAGTCCTTTATGGATTTAGCTGTAGGCACTGGCATTCTTGTTGCAGAAGAAGGCGATGCAATTAATCCAATACGCTTCTCTGCTATTCCCCTGCCTCACGTTGTATTAGATACTGGCCCTGATGATCGGATAGATCACATCTACCGTGAGCGTAAGGGCATTAGATATAATCAGTTGCAGGTTTTATATCCTGACGCTGAAATGAATGAGCAGATACAAAACCGCATGGGCAATGGCGGCAAGGATACAACGACTGTACTTGAGTTGGTTTGCCGTGATTACTCACAGAAAAACCAAGAAGTGTATATGAGTTACGCTTACTGCATGACTACTGAAAGCGTAATTTATAAACGTGAGCTTAAAGGCAATGGCGCTAATCCGTTTATTTGTTTTCGTTGGTCTAAGTGCGCTGGCGAAGTCTATGGTCGTGGCCCTCTTATCAATGCGCTGTCTGCTATTAAGACAACCAACCTAACTATTGAGTTGATCCTAGAAAATGCACAGATGGCTATATCTGGCGTGTATCAAATGGATGATGATGGCGTAATTAATCCTGATACTATATCCTTAGTTCCGGGGTCTATTATACCAAAGGCTATTGGTTCCAATGGGTTACAGCCCGTTGCTGCAGCAGGAGACTTTAGTGTATCTCAGCTTATACTTTCTGATATGCGCTTAAACATCAAACGTGCGTTGTATAATGACATGCTAGGCAATCCAGATAAAACTCCTGCATCTGCTACTGAGGTTGCGGAACGTATGGCTGATTTATCTAGGCGTATGGGTTCTGCGTTTGGCAGACTGCAAGCAGAGCTAGTGCAGCCAGTATTGCAGCGCGTTATCTACATTCTTAAAAAGCAGGGCCGCATTGAGATACCAAATGTTAATGGCCGTGAGATTAAAGTTAGGTCTATATCTCCACTAGCACAAGCACAGGCTAACGCAGATATATCATCTGTTGGTCGGTTTCTTGAGATGGTTCTTGGCACCTTTGGGCCAGAAGTTCTTAACCTACTAATCAATTCAGAAGAAACGGCAGCGCATCTTGCTAAGAAGTTTGGTGTACCTGACGGGTTGATTCGTGATCCAGAAGAACGTAAGCAGATAGTTGCAATGGCGCAGCAAATGCAAATGCAGCAACAACAGCAAATGCAAGAGCAACCGCCACAGGAACAACTGCAATAGGAGATAAAAGTTGGCGAAAGCAAACATCGGCATTGATGGAATACAACGCGCAGCTAATCAAGATAAAATCATAAGCACTACGGTTGCCCACTTGTTTGAAACAGAAATGGGTAAGGCAGTTATGGAATATCTTAAATCTATAACTATTAATCGTGTGCATGGGCCAAACATAACTACAGAAGAATTGCGCCATCATGAAGGGCAGCGATATATAGTTGGTCTGTTACAAGCTAGAGTGCAGCATGGTCATAAGGTAAAGCAAGATGTCTGAGTCATTATTAAATGAATCGCCTCAACCCGCAGAAGCAACTGCAGAAGTTACGCAAACGCCGACCGATAGACCGGATTGGTTGCCTGAGAAATTTAACTCGCCAGAGGATTTGGGCAAGGCGTACAATGAATTATCTTCTAAGCTGGGCGCAAAGGAAGAAGACCTAAAGGCTTCATGGCAAGAGGAAATGCAGAGAGAGGCTTACGCTGATCGTCCTGCTACTAAAGGTGATTACCTTCTGCCAGAAAGTATTGATCCCGAAACTGCAGTAGATAGTCCGTTGCTTGATTGGTGGTCTGATCATTCTTTTGAAAGTGGCCTTGGTCAAGAAGAGTTCCAAAAAGGCATTGAGTTATTTGCCGAAGCAATGAATGCAGGGCAACCTGACATAGAGGCGGAAACTAAACTGTTAGGTGATTCGGCAACTGATCGCATTGAGGCAGCTAGTTTGTTTGCTAATCAGTTCTTTCCAGAAGAAAGCCTAGATGCAATAGAACGTATGTGTGAAACGGCTGGCGGTATTGTTGCCTTGGAACACATTATGGAAAAGATGAAAGGGCCATCATTTGCAGGTGACTCAGCTATGTCTAGCCAGATTACCGAGGATTCTTTACGCAGTATGCAGAATGATGAACGCTATTGGAATCCGCAAAAGCGTGACAATGCTTATGTTAGTCAAGTAGATCAGGCGTATCGCAAACTATATGGCTGATCCTATTCTACAGCGTAGGGGCTTTCAATTAGTCCCTATGCAAAAGTCTCATGTTATGAAGTTCTACCATGACATAGCTTCGTATAGTGCGGCAGAGTATGAAGACGTTGATCTATTCTATGCCTTAGATAAAATGCAAGAAGAACAAGAGTGCATGGTATTAGAAAACCAAGACGGTATATCTGTACAGCTTATTGGTCTGCAAGCTACTGGCAATCAGCAAGTCTGTATGTGGTCTTTATTTACTAAGCAAATGGATACAGATTGGCGCAGCGTTATTAGAGTATCTCCTGACATTCTTAGGTACGTTCATCAGACTTACTATGAGATAAATCTAAACATATCAGCAGAAAGCGAAGGCTCTCTTAACTGGGCATCATGGCTTGGATTTACACCCACTGGGTATATAGATGATGAAGATGGTACAACCTTAGTGCATTTTGTGCGTTGCAATCCTGACAGAAAGAATGTTTACGCTCTAGCGTCACGGCCCGTAATGCACTGAGTAGCCCGTTAGGATACCTACGTTGAGGATGCAGAAGGATACCCAGAGAACAAATGCAACCTTAATAAAGGACTCTTGAAATGGCTAATACAATTGATACAGCCTTCATCAAGCAGTTTGAATCCGATGTGCACCTAGCATATCAACGCATGGGTTCTAAACTGCGGAACACTGTTCGTACTGCAAACGCTACTGCGTCTGTCGTTCGTTTCCAAAAGATTGGTGCTGGCATTGCTACTACTAAATCACGCAACGGTAATGTCACTCCTATGGAACTGGCGCACACAACCGTTGAAGCAACCATGAGCGACTTCTACGCTCCTGAGTATATTGACAAGTTGGACGAGTTGAAGACTAACATCAACGAGCGTCAAGCTGTTGCTCAATCTGCTGCTGCTGCTCTTGGTCGTAAGACTGACGAGCTTATCTACACAGCTATGGATGCTGGCGCTAGTAGTACTCAAATCCATGATACAAGTTCGGCTATTGAAATTGCTGACATTCTATCATTGTTTGAAACTATGGGTGTTGCTGATGTGCCAGAAGATGGGCAGCGTTATTTAGCGATGCACCCTAAAGGGTACGCCGATCTCTTTGCAATTACTCAGTTTGCATCATCCGACTTTGTTGGAGAGCAGAATCTGCCGTTTGCTGGTGGTATGACCATGAAGGAATTTATGGGCTTTAAAGTATTCTCTACCTCTGCTGTTACAGCGGGTAAGAATATGGCTTATCATACATCGGCAGTTGGTCTTGGTATTAACGCAGAAGTTGCTACTGAGGTTAATTATGTTGCTGAGAAAGCATCTCACCTTGCAAACTCCATGATGTCTATGGGCGCAGTCGCTATTGACGCCAACGGCATTTATGAAGTTCTTGACAACAACTCTTAAGAAAGGACTTCATCATGGCTTATGACGCAGCAGGACTACATCGCATTGGGGGCGCTAGTGGCGCTGCCCTTTGGATGTATCGCACCGCAGACGCGATTGCGACAGTCAACACATCAGGTTACTTTAATACTGCAGCAGCAATGCTAAATGTTCGTGATCTGATTATTGTGCAGGATACAAATGTACCAACTACTAATTTTGTAACTGTACTTTCTAACACTGGTTCAGTGGTGGATGTGTCTGATGGCACAGCCGTTGTTGAAACAGACAGCGATTAAGGAGAGGGGGCTTCGGCCCCCTAACCACTAAGTATGGCAAGCACAGCATCCGACAGCCCGATTGACATTTGTAGCCGCGCACTAATTCTTATTGGTGCCGAGCCTATTACGTCATTTGATGATGGAAACAATGAAGCACTTGTTGCTTCTAATATGTATGAGGATGTAGCCCAATCAGCTTTAGTTAATACACGGTGGCGCTTTGCAACGGATCAACTTGTATTGAACCGACTTAGCGATGCACCTACTGGCAGATATGAAGCAGCATATCAAATGCCAAACAACTCACTTATGATCCACGCCTTAACGGTAAACGGATTTAACATTGAGTTTCAAACTTACAGTGACAATCTATTCTGTGATGCCGATGCTTCTGATGAAGTAGTGGCTGATTATACATACAGAGTTACCGAAGAGTATTGGCCTTCTTACTTTACAATGGCTGTTCAGTTTCAGTTGGCATCTGTATTTGCAGTATCATTAGCGCGTGATGGTAGTCTTTCTCAGCTTATGGATCAAAAGGGTGCAATGCTTATGGCTAAAGCCAGAGGTCTTGATTCACAATCGCAAACAACACGTAGGCTGGACACATCAAGATTTATCAGCAATAGGCGCAGCTAATGCAGAAGGTACAGGTTCCGATAACTAACTTCCAATTCGGCGAGGTTAGTCCTTCGTTGTCATCCCGAACTGATACTGCTGTTTATACGGCGTCTGCTCAGAGAGTGGAGAATATGTTTATTCGCTCTGAGGGTGGGGTTATTAAACGCGCTGGCTTGCAGAATTTATACAAGTACACTGACATAACATACAACTCTGCTAAGACTCAGCAAGCTAGGTTAATGCCGTTTATCTTCTCGGATGACGAGCAATACATAGTTTCTATGGAAAATGCTAAGGTGCGGGTGTTTATTATCAACCCGTCTACTGGTGCAGTATCATTAACAGCTACACTTACTGCTGATGTTGATAGCGCAGCGTTACCTTTCTCTGATACTTACTTGCATGAATACACCTTTGCTCAATTGGGTGATGTACTGTTTGTGTGCCATCCTTTGTTTATGCCAAGGCAGATTGTAAGAACAAGCCTTACCGCATTCCAAGTAGAAACATTTACGTTTGATACTCGGTCTGACAAGGAACAGATTTACCAGCCCTACTATAACTTTCACAATGCGGGTGTATCTTTAACGCCTAGCGGAACAAGCAGCAGTGTTACTTTAACTATTGGTGAGTTTAGCGCAGAGGCAGATGATGATGGTATTTCTGTATCAGCGCAGGTAGCCAACAATGCTAACCTAGTTCTTGGGGGCGCATTGGCATCTACTGGCTCGGTTACGTTTGTGTACGGTAGGCTGGTTACTATTACATCTGGTGGTAATGACAGTGGTATATCATTTACTGTAACTGGTACAAATGTAGATGGCGATGCTCAGACTGAAAGTATTACTGGTGCAAATGCTGGCGTTGCTACAGGAACTAAGTTTTTTAAAACTATTACACAGATTGCTGCTGCTGGTGATCCTGCTGGAACAGTAAAGGCTGGCGTTACTGACAAGGCTGCTGTGCCTTACTTTGATACTACTGGCAGTCAATCTGGTGGCAACTATGCAAGCTCAAAGCATGTTGGAGTAACCTTACTTTATCATAAGTCGGAAATACTTATTACTTCTGTGCAGTCTGGAACTCAGGCTACTGGAACTGTGTTAAATAGTTTGTTTGTGCAGCTTAAAGCTAACGCACTTAGAACTATTGATGGTTCTTCTACAGTAGAAGTAACGCATGTTAATCATGGTATGAGGGTTGGAGATTCTGTTACGCTATCCGAATGCGCTGCTGTGGGTAATATTGCTACTAGCAATCTTAATGGTGCTAGAGTTATTACAGGTATAACCGATGATAATAGCTATACGTTTACAGCGGGTGGTTCTGCTAATGCTTCTGTAGATGGTGGCGGTTCTCCCAAGGTAACGTCTGCTGCACCTACTACAGATTGGGCAGAGCAATCATATTCTAGTCTTAGAGGCTTTCCATCTGCCATTACCTTTCATCAAAATAGACTTTGCTTTGCTGGAACCATAGCGCAGCCAGATACTATCTGGATGTCTAAGTCTGCATCCTATTATAACTTTGATGTTGGTGATGCTAACGACAGCGACTCAATACATCTGACCGCAAGCATTGGTGAAGTTCAGCAAATCAGGCACTTGGTTTCTAACAGAGACTTACAGGTCTTTACTGCCTCTTCTGAAATGTATGTACCTGCATTCCAAGACAAACCTATTACACCAACTAACGCACAGGTTAGAAGACAAACACCGTTTGGCAGTGACTCTATACGTCCACAAGTTTTGGATGGTGCTACTATCTTTGTGCAAGCTGGTGGTTCTATTGTGCGTGAGTATTTGTTTACAGATTCAGAGGAAGCCTACACCGCTGTTCCTGTGTCCTCTTTGTCTTCTCATTTGATAGACAATCCTGTGGAAATGAATACCTTTTACGGTGCTGTAGATCGCTCTGAAAGTTATGTCTTTATTAGAAACGCATCTGGCAAAATGGCTGTGTTTAATTCCAACAGAGCAGAGCAACGTGCTGGCTGGGCTGAGTTTACTAGCCAAGGATTGTTTCACTCTACAGTTACTATAGATGATCGTGTGTTTGCTAACGTGGCCTTCCCGATGGGGAACGATACAACGAGGTATGTACTCTGTGAACTTAAAGCAGATTCTAACATGGATATGTCCAAGACCTATACCGCGACAAGTACGAACAATGGAATCTTCACTGTTTCATCAGACTTTGAAAACGGTGCTGTTGTTAATGTTGTTAGCGGTAATAACTATATTGGTGAGTTTACTGTTTCTGGCGGCAATATTGATGTCAGTGCTGTAGAGGGATTAAACACTGCAGAGATTGGTTATAAGTTTGACGTTACTCTCAAGACCAATCCTATAGATACCAATACGCAAGCTGGCCCTGTGAGTGGTAAGATTAGAAGTCTTGCCAGTGTAATTGTTGATCTTAACTCTACGTTATCAATTAGTGTTAATGGCACTAACTTGGTTATTCGTCAGGTTACAGATGACTTATCTCAGGAACAGACTGCAGTTACAGGACGTAAAGAATTTAGATTGATGGGTTATGGCCGGACACCACAAGTAACTATTAGTCAATCAGCGCCGTTACCTCTACAGGTTAATGGCCTAATAGCGGAGTTAGTGTTTTGAAGGACTTTGATACTCTTGAGAAAGAAATGCTTTCTGTAGAGCAAGTGCATTGTCCTGTTACACATCACTTTGCTCCTGATGTTTATATTCGTGAGGCTTTTATGCCAGCAGGTACAATGGTGTTAGGTCATTCCCACAAACGAAAACATTTAAACATTATGCTGCAGGGCGAGGCTTTGATTTACACTAACAATGAAGTTAAAAAAATTAAAGCTCCGTGTACTTTTTTATCAGACCTTGGACGGAAAGCATTCTTTATAATTGATGATGTAATTTTGCAGAATGTATTTGCTACAGATGAAACTGATATAGATGTGTTAGAAGACATGCTTGTAGATAAAACAGAGTTTGCCCTTGGATATGAGCAAGAAGTTAAACAGCTTGAAGCTAAATTTGCGGAGGCAGTAGTATGAGTTTTGTAACGGCAGCAATCGTAATTGGAACGGGCATATCGGCCTATAGTTCTGTTAGGGCTGGTAAAGAAGCAAAGAAAGAAGCTCAGTTTAATGCAGCGCAGATGGAACGAGACATGGAGCTAGGTCGCATTGAGGCAACTCAAAATGCAACTGCTATGGCTCAAGACTATGCACAATCAGTATCAGCTAACGATGCCTTCTTTGCTTTTGCTGGCAGGGATGTAACAGACAGAAGTGTACGCGCATTTATGGAACGGCAGGAAGAAATCTACAGTACAGATATTAGTAGGCTGGCGTCTGATACCAATATGAGAGCGCAGAGTGTAGCGGCTATGGCTGGGGCAGAGCGTCAACGTGGACGTAATGCTTTAACTGCTGGTTATCTTGGCGCTGCTCAATCTATTGCGGAAGGTGGCTATAGAGCGGCTAAAATTGGTACAGGTGATCCAAGTACACCAACAGTTAAACAATCAAAGCCTAGCATATCCTACAGTGGAAAATATAGAAGGGCTTATTAAATGGCTGTAATTCGTCAGAGACAACAGGTTTTTAGCAAGCCAATCGGTGTCACTCGCATGGACACAGGCGAAGCAGAGTTGTGGAAAACAGTCAAGGCTGGTGCCGATCAGTTGACTTCTATTGCCTTTAAAGAAGGCGCTAGGATTGCAGAAGAAACTGCAACTAAACAAGGTAATGATTTAGCTCTATCTGCAATTACAACTATTGATCCTGTTACTGGTGAACCAGAAGCATTTAGTCAAGTAGAGGGACAAGGCAGTATTGCTGCTGCTGCGTTTCGTCGTGTTGTTGATGCTCGTTACATGGATAATGTTGATAACAACATTAGAACTAAAGCTGCTGAGTATGCTTTAAAGTATGAAAATCCTGCCGCATACGAAGAACAAATGTCTAAATATATAGCTGATGTTGTTGAGCAGACAGGCGTTGAAGGTAAGTATGCTAACATTATAATGGATAAAGGCACTGAGTATCTTAAATCTACTAAGATAAACTTAATGCAAAAAGCTAGAGCTAGATATAGAGCAGATCAAAGTGATTACCTTTTAGTTAAAGCTATGCAAGATTCCAGCAGACTTTATGACTTAGCTACACAAGGCGGTGATAATGTTACAACAGCTTTGTTTGAATTTAATGAATCTTATGGTCCAACTACCCTTAATGGTGAGCCTTCTCAAATGCAAAGTGGTGCTGATTCTGGTTTGCTTAAAGGTAGTCAGTTATTAAAGTATAGAATTGCTGGACGTACTAGTATAGCTCAAGGCTTTTTAGCTTATGTTATGGAGGATATAAATAACTTAACTGTTCGTGAGGATTTTATTAAGTACATTAAAACTCGCGGTCAATATGGAGCAATACCCAAAACAATTTTAGACGATTTATCAAAGTTAAATAATTTTAAAACTTTATTTGGTAAACATGAAGAAGGTTTTTTAGGAATAGTAACAGATGCTAAAGGTCGTGAGATAGAAGTTTCTGAAACTGGTTATGTTGATTTTCAAAACTTGCCAGATGTTTTGCAGTTTGCCAAATCTATAAGCGGTGACATGACAAGAGCAGAAGCAAGGGCGCAACAAAATATAGATGACACTAAGGCTGTTGTTAGTTTGCAGATGCAAAACTTAGCTGACTTAGAAGCTATAGCAATGATTGAATCTATACCAGTAGATATTAGCAATCAATTTATGTCAGCCCTTGCAGAATTGCAAATATCTGATCCACTTCAAGATCAAGTTGTTGGGCCTTATGCAGAAGCAAATACACTACAGTCTGTAGGTCAAGCAGCTATTAATAATGCGGCTACTATGGTTCAAGGTTTGCAAAAACGGTTATTGAAAAGTAAACCTACTGATAAAAATCCTTACACATCTACAGAGTATCAATCAGATGTTAAAGAAATTAATAGAGCAACTTTAGCTGCTTTGTTAAAGCAAGGTGTTTTGTCTGGTGGCGGCGTTGATACAGTTGCGTTTGAATCTATGGTTGCTGGTGAATCTGTTAATCTGCAAGGAGTTTCTGTTGAACAACAAGTTATTGCTAAGTTAATAACGTCAAACCCTTCTATATATAATTCAGAAGATGATGTTTCTTTTGCTAAAAAATATATTAACGATATTAAGAATGACTTTGTAGATGAACAAATAAAAGCTCAACGATCTTTAGAAGTGTCTCAATTATATGCTGGTGCAACTAGAGCACTTGATGATAATCCGCAAGAAGACTTTAAAATTGCAGAAGCGCTTAGAGCAGCACTTACTCGCGCTGAACTTGATGGTGTTATTACTACAGAACAAAAGCGCCGTGATCTAAATAGATATGGTACTTATAGAGCTAAAGCTTATATTGCTGATGCGTTTACAGCAGGAGGTGCTATTACAGCGCAACAATATGCTGAGTTATCTTTGTATGTTAAAAACAAAACTCTGCCTAACAATGCTAGTAAAGAATTAATTAGAATTTACGGTGATAGAATTTTAGATAGATTAGAGCAAGGTCAAGACCCTTCTGGTATTTCGCAACATTTAGGAACTATAAGCAGTAAACTAAAGGCAAACGAAGATATTGCGGCTGCAAAACTTAAAACGCAATCAATGATTCTTGATGCAAACATGGGAACCTCTAAGACTGAAAGGATTAATACAGCTAAAGCTGCCGATCAACAGGTTCTATCTCTTTTGGGTTTGAGTGTAGAAGGTGATCCAACAGGCGAGCTTTCATCTAAAGTAATAGAACAAGTATTTACTAGCCCATTTTCTTTAGGTGATCCAAGTCAATATCAAATTGGTGATGATGAATTTAATATTAACAATGCTGCAAGAATAATTATGAGTGAAGCGCAAAGAGGCATTATGTCTAACGGACTTGCTCAACTGTTTAACAAATTAGCAAGTCCTAATCATGGCGACCTCAATCCACAACAAGTTGAAAATGCAATGAGTCACTTTGCAAACATGCATTACTTTGTGCATGATAACGGTGTAACGTCTAGCATTATAGATCGTGATAGCTACAGCGATCTTTATAACAAAAATACTTTAGACAATCTATCATCTGTTTATCTTGTTAGTCAGAGTTTAGGGACAAGACAGTATTCTGAAATACTTACAGCAATGAACAAACCTTTAACTACTGCTCAACAACAACTTAAAGCACAGGAGTTTGGTAGCGGCGCTAAGTTTATTCACAGCGATGAAACTATAAAAGCATTAGGTTTAAGTTACGAAGCGGCTCCTAGAATGGCAGCATTAGCTGAACATTTTTATAACTCTGGAACTCCTGTTCAAAATATTGCTCAATTAATTGTAGTTGAGTATGAAACAACTTACCCTAAAACTGATGGTTATGTACTTGATTATGGTCAAACAGATATAGGAAGAAGTCGCGGCGCTTTAATTAAAGTTATACCAAACGAAAAACTTAGAGAAGCCTTTATAGATGATGTGGCTTCTAATTTGCCAAAGGGTTATAGATTTGGTGTAAATCCTACAGCATGGAATGAAATAACTTCTGGTAATGTTTTTGGCGTACTAGCTTCGGCAGTAGAAGAGTCCAAAGAGGCATTTCTTATTCCGTTACCTAAAAGTAATGACAATGCTTTTTACTGGATTCTTAGTGAAATTGTTTATGCTAAAGATTCAGATGGCAACTTAATACCTACAGGAACAGCACCTGTTCGCAATGAAGACACAGGAACAGTTATGTTTTTTAGTGATAATGAAGATTACTTAAATAATCTTTCTGCACAAATTAAAGCTGACAATACTGCTGCTGCACAACCAACAACAGCCCAACTAGAAGATCGCAAAACAATGAAGAAAACAGGTAAAACTGTTAGCATTCAAGATGTAGACCCAAACTTTGATCCAAGCATTAGCCAAGGTGGATTTTTTGCAACGACTGCTAAAGGTGAGTCTTTAGACCTTAGAGAACGGGCAAAAGAAAATGCTCGTAAGATAATAGAGGGTGCTAAATGATTACTAGCATAAGCAATAGTGAAGCTATTAACAACTTTGGCACTGAGTACGGTGAGTCTATATCGTTTCTTCAAACTGTTAAGGCGCAAAATAGTCACGCTTATTCTCCTTTTGTTGATGCCTTAAGAGACAAGTTTAATTACGGCGATGATGTAGATGTTAATTATGATCCAATGGAAGATATTGGTGATTATAATATGTATGCACAAACTTTAATTTATGCTCAAAACGAACAGCATATGGCTGATCTTAAATCTAGAATTGATAAAGGAATTAATAACAGGCAGGTATTAGCTAACTCTAGTTTCTGGGCGCAAGCTGGTGCTGGCTTGTTTGATCCTATTAACTTGATACCTTTGCCGTTTGGCGGCGCAAGTGTTAATCTTAGCAAGGCTTTTTTAAAAGGTGGTGCTAGTGTTGGTGCATTGCAAGCTGGCTTAGAAATTGCAAAGTATGATTTAGACCCTTTAGCTACTACTGAGGAAGCCTTTAGCAATACATCTATGGCTATGCTATCAGGTGGTTTGTTTACCAGTGCATTCAGTATACCTTTAAATAGGCGTGCTGCTGCTGAAAAAAAACATTTACAGCAACATAAAGATTCAGAGGAACGTAGACAAGCATTTGAAAACTTAGCCACTTTGTCACCAGAAGAATTTGAACTTGCTAATTCTGCTGCTATTCGTGAAAAGTTTAAAGGCAAAACTACTAAAAGTTTAAATAAAGAAGCTACTAAGTTAAGTCTAGGCTCTCGTAGGTCTGAGATTCAAGCTAGATTAACTTCTATTAAAAGTGAGCTTGCTGTTAGAAACTTAGAACAAGATGCAGGTGCTGATCCCTATGCTATAGCTGCTGGCGGTACTGGCCCTATCTACCTTTCTACGCCTATACGCAGGGTGTTATCTGCTGCTATACCTGATTCAGTCAAAGAGCGTATGAGCCGTATGGCTTCTGATTCTGGCTTGCTGCAAAACCTACACGTTATGGGCAAGACGCTAGGTGCTTCCGTGTATCAGCGCATGGCACCGCTCAAAGGTGAATGGGTTAAGGCTGATGCAAAGATGACTGAGCTATGGGGTTTATCTATAGGCACAGATATTAAGAAACGTGCTGGTAAAAATCTTACAGAGCTTGCAGTTTCTTTAGAAAATAAAATTGGTAGCGGTCAGCAACAAACCTACAATGATTTTTTAGTTGAGATTAATAGGCAGCGTATATTTAAAGAAGAACCTAAGACTGAGATAGAAGTTGCAGCGCGTAAAGTGCTGGATGATTTCTATGACGTATGGGGCCAGCGTTTACAAGATACAGGGCTTATAGGTAATAAGAATAAACTGGTTGCAGACATTGTTAAGGTTGATGGCAGGATTGCTGATCTTGAGGCTAGGTTAGCCAAGATAGAATCTAACCCTAAGTTTAAATACAAGAAGATGACTGTTGCATCTATTCGCAGTCAAATGACTAGAGCCACCAAACGCAAAGAAGCATTGCAGGATTCTTTAGATGCTATTGCTGATGGCGATACACAAGTTAAACCTGCTAACGAAGACTTCTTTAGTCCTAGATACTTTGACCATGCTACAGTTAGAGCAAGGCGCGAGGAATTAGAGGCTATTATATCTAAGTGGTACATGGATAACCCGTTTATCTACGTTAGAGATAAAAGCGGTAAGTTAGTAAAGCAAAGGTTGGACAGCAATAAAGACGCAACTAACGTTAGAGCCAAGGCTACTGTAGATAGAATACTTAACGAAACTACAGAAGAAGCCGAAGATTTCTTTGGCTCTGGCAAATCAATGCACTTAAAGCACAGAGGCTTAGACATACCAAACAAGTTGGTTTGGGAGTTTATGGTGCAGAATCCTATAGATACTATGAAGTCATACGTACACAAAACAGGTGGACGTTATGAGTTTGCCAAGATGTTTGACGGACAAGACTTTGATGAAATGCTAGAGGATGTGCGCTTAGAAATGATGGAGGCGGGACATTCTCAGCGTGACATTAACAAAGTAGTTAGAGACTTTGTGCATATGTATGACCGTGTAGTTACTTCGGTTATGAAGACTGACCCTGATCGCTGGGATAACAAGGCTGCATTTGTAATGAAAGAAGCGGCGCAGCTTAATTATCTTGGTAGTGCTGGCCTCTCTGCTATTCCTGACTTTGGCCGCATTATTATGGAGCATGAGATAGGTGATGTTCTTAAGGGATTGATGGAACTACTATCTAACGAGCGTGTTAGATTAACTAGCGAAGAAGCTAATTTTGCTGGTGAAGCCTTGGAAATGAATCAAGGTAATGTTCACATTCGTATGGTTGATGACATTAGCAACAACCCTAGAGCCACAACTAAATACGACATGATGAAGAATGCGTTTTACATTGCTAACGGATTGTCGCCTATTACTCAGTTTGCCAAGACACTAGACTCAATCATTCGCGGTCATGTTATAATTAAGGATTCTATAGCATGGAAGAACGGTACTATTTCTAAGCAGAATAAAGAGTATCTGTTACGCTATGGCATTAGCGAAGAGATGGCATTGAACATTGCAGCTGCGCCACATCAAGTAACAGCTAAAGGCTTTTACATGCCCAACACTAAAGATTGGGAAGGCGGCTATACTATGCCAGAAACAAGTCGCAAAATTGTTTACGGCGAAACCAAATCATATACAAAAGACAGTGAGTATCTTCCTGTTGTTGTTCGCAAAAACCAGATACTTTTTGACCCTGATTTTATTAAAGACTCGTTTGATTCTAAGCCTTGGACTAAGGGTTCTACTCCAATGGCAGAAGATGCTTTTGTTACGCCACAAGATTACGCTAATTTTATGCTTAACAAAGAAATACTAAGATCAGAAGGTTTTGATTTAGGTCATGCTGATCTTACAGCTCACAATTTATTTTATCTAACGGATGGTGAGCTAACGTCTTTGTTTGGCAAAGAGTTTAATGTTAGTCAGATTATAACTGATCCAACAGAGGTTCGCGCTGCATTTGCCAGAAGTGATTATCCTGAGGCTATGGGTCTGCATCAATACTTTAAGTACGATAAAGTAGGCAATGTTACATCGCCGTCTAAAGTTTACGTTGATAAAGAAAAAGCATTTATGGCGTATAAAGACTTTAGGAAAAGTATAGACAGCATGACGCCAGAAGAAAGGCTTGCTGATCTTGAGAAATACAAAAATAAAGACAAACCTATTGGTGGTGGCATTGGTAGTTATGTGCACAGAAAGTTTGTGCTTGAGAATTTAGATGTAATTAAAACGCCTAATGATTTTTTAGAGTTTATTCTTTACCATGAGCTTACTCATGGCAAATTACTAAGGACTCAATATCAGGGGCCATTGCAAGTAAAGCCAATACAAGGGCCAGTAAGACCAGAAACACCTTATGCTCTTGGCGATGTAACTATACCTCTAAAAGAAATAGAATCTCTTGATAACTATGAATTAAGAATAGATCAAAATGCCTTGGCTTTTCTTAAAGACAGGCAATTTAAGTTTGATAAAGCTGACTATGCTCTTAACAAATTAGCTTATGAACGTCATTCTGAGCAACCAAAAGTAAACGAAGAAACTCTAACAGCCTTTAGGTCTGCGCTTTCTAGCGGAATACTTAACACAATCATGATGGGTACACCTGCTGACAAGCCTATCTTAGTGGACGGTGTGGCGTATGTTCCTATGAATGTGGCACGGATGTTCGGAATGAAGGAAGATGCGCGTGTAAGGGGCTACTCACGCATTGAGAGCGGCCTTCTAGGGCTTCCCTTTCAGTTCTACAGCTACGCACTGGCAGCAACAAACAAAGTTGCAGGATCATTTATGCAAGGTCAAATGAAAAACAGGTGGGGTGGATTAGCTACAGCTATGGGTGCTGGCTATCTATCTCTAATGATTAAAACGCCTGACTTTGCTTGGGACAACATGGATATGGAGGATCGCTTTGCTAGAGCATTTGATCAGAGTGGTGTTATGGCTCTATACAGTGATCTGTTTTACACTGCTATGTCTACTTCTCTTGCCCTTGGTGGTCCTAATATTAGCGGTGGAATGCTTAACCCGAAGTTCCCGCCGCGTGAGGGAACGATGGGAATGGTAGATGCAGCTACAGGTGTTGGCGGTGCTGGCGTAAGTATAACTACAGATTACGCAGAAGGCGTTGGTCAGTTTCTTAACGGTGAATACGGTGAGGGAGCTAAACAGATTATGCGCTCGTTGCCTTTTGCTAGAATGTGGTTTTGGAAAAATCAAATGAATGAGGCTACGAATGCTATATCCCGCTTTTAATTGTGCGTTGCTATGGGTTTTATCTACTGTTAGCAGAACCGAAAGGAGTGCAGTATGACTATTAGTTTAGCGCAAAACGCAGCGCGTGTATCTTACTCTGTAAGTGAGGGCGCTACACAAACATCGTTTACTGTATCATTTGAGTTCTTTGATGATGCTGATCTTAATGTGTATGTTGATGGCACCTTAAAAACTATTACTACGCATTACAGTGTAAGCGGTGGTAGTGGTTCTACTGGTGCAGTAGCTATATCAGTTACAGGAGCTACTGGCGGCAGCACTGTAGTTATTACTAGAGACATTGCGCTTGCTAGAACAACTGACTTTCCTACATCTGGATCGTTTCAGATTTCTACGCTTAATACTGAGCTAGATCGCTTTACTGCTATTGCCGCTGATCTTAAAGATTCTGTTGATCGTGGATTAATTCTTTCTGATTCAGACTCAAGTGTTTCAACAACATTGCCATTATTAGCTAGTCGCAAAGGAACTGTTCTTGGCTTTAACGCAAGCACTGGTGCTGTTGAAGCAGGTCCATCTATTACTGCCGTCCAATCTTTAGCAGATGTTACTGCATCTATTAATCTTCTTGGCACTTCTGCAGTAGTTGAAGACATGGGTTTATTGTCTGCTACTGCAGTTATAGAAGATATGAGTCTTCTTGGAACTGCTGCCGTAGTTGAGGATATGGGTTTGCTTGCAACTTCTGCTGTTATTGAGGATATGGGCTTACTTGCTACGTCTGCTGTTATTGAAGACATGGGCTTGCTTGGCACTAGTGCTAACGTTACAGCAATGGGATTGCTTGGCAATAGTACAGTAATTACAAATATGTCTAACCTTAGCGCTAGTGCTGTAATTGCTGACATGGCTATACTTGGCACAACAGATGTTGTTGCTGACATGGCTATTCTTGGCACTAGTGATGTTGTGTCTGATATGAATACATTGGCAACCAGTGACATTGTATCTGATATGAATACATTGGCAACTTCTGCTAATGTAACTGCAATGGGTTTATTAGGAAACTCAACTACAGTTACTAATATGGGGCTACTTGGTACTTCGGCAGCGGTTGCTGATATGGCTTTATTAGGAACAAGTGATGTAGTTGCAGACATGGCTCTGCTTGCTACTAGTGATGTTATTTCTGATATAAATACATTGGCTACCAGTGATATAATTTCTGATTTAAACACTCTTGCTACATCAGACATTGTTACTGACATGAACTTGCTCGCCACGTCTTCCAATGTAGCAGCAATGGCTTTGCTTGGAACGAGCGATGTTATTGCTGATATGGCTTTGCTTGGAACGTCTGACGTTGTTGCTGACTTAGCAATACTTGGCACAACGGATGTTGTTTCAGATATGAACACTTTAGCAACGTCTGATATTGTCAGCGATATGAACACGCTTGCGACATCAGCAAACGTCACAGCAATGGGATTACTTGGAACCAGTGCTGTCGTTGAAGATATGGGCTTTTTGGGAACGGCGGCAGTTGTTGAGGATATGGGTATCCTCGGCACATCAGCCAACGTCACAGCAATGTCAAACGTGTCTGGATCTATATCAAACGTTAATACCGTTGCTACAAATTTATCTGGTATTACCGCATTTTCCGAGGTTTATTCTAGCGGGAGTTCTGACCCTAGCTCCAATCTCAATGCTGGTGATTTATTTTTTAATACGTCAAGTGATACTCTTAAAGTTTATACTGGTAGTGCATGGGAGCAGGGCGTAACTGCTGGTAGTGGTTTCCTGCCTCTGACAGGTGGTCAACTTTCTGGCAATCTGACTTTCTCTGGTAGTCAAACTGTTGATGGCAGAGACCTTTCTGCTGACGGCACAAAATTAGATGGTATTGAGGCCAGTGCTACTGCCGATCAAACTGCTGCAGAAATTAGAACACTTGTTGAAAGTGCATCTGACAGTAACGTGTTTACGGATGCTGACCATTCAAAATTAAATGGTATAGAAGCTAGCGCAACTGCTGACCAAACTGATGCAGAAATTAGAGCGGCGGTTGAGGCTGCAAGTGACTCAAATGTATTTACAGACGCTGACCACACCAAGCTGAATGGTATTGAGGCTAGTGCAACCGCTGACCAGACGGCTTCAGAAATTAGAACTTTAGTAGAATCCGCATCCGATAGTAATGTGTTTACGGATGCTGACCACACAAAACTTAATGGCGTTGCTGCATCAGCTAACAACTACGTCCACCCTAACCATTCGGGAGAGGTTACATCTACAGCAGACGGAGCAACAGTTATTGCTGACAATGTAGTGGATGAGGCAAATCTCAAGGTCAGCAACAGCCCAGTAAACGGTTACATGCTGACCGCACAATCAGGCAATACTGGAGGGCTTACTTGGGCGGCTGCTGGGGGAGGTGCTTTAGAGTTAATAGCAACATTAACAGCCAGCAACTCAAGCACATTAGATTTCACTGGTTTTGATGCAAGCAAATATTCAAACTATCAATTTTATTTTCAGAGTATCAAGCCAAATACGGAATTCGTATCATTGTCAGCACTTGCTAGTACTGATGGCGGTAGTAATTACGCTACTTCAAATTATCAAGGCGGGTCCACAGGTAATATTTTTATAAACAACACATCAACGCTGGGCGACCACAATGCAAGCAGTGGCATTATAAGTGTATATGACCCTGCCGACACAACTGCTTACACTACTTTTGTTTCACGTGTAGCTAGAAATCATGGTGGCTCTTCAACAATAACTGGTAACAATAACGCCGTCACTCATTACAAAGTAAAAACTGCAGTTAACGCAATACGATTTCTTCCCTCATCTGGAAATCTAACTTCAGGCCGAATACTTTGTTACGGTATTAAGATATAAAGGAAAAAACATGCCAAGATTTCACAATATTGATGGAGTAAACGTTCAATTTACCGCTGATGAAGAAACTGCCCGTGATGCAGAAGAAGCGGCATGGGAAGCGGAAGCCGATGACAGGCGCGCTGTACGAGTGCGTGAGGAACGTGATGCCAAACTATCTGCTTGCGATTGGCGCGCGTCAAGCGATGTAACCTTGTCCACCGAATGGCGCACGTACAGACAGGCACTGCGTGATGTGCCAACACAAGCAGGATTTCCAAACTCAGTTACTTGGCCTACGGAACCTAGTTAATGGCAGATATAAATGAGCGCGTTTCTGCGCTGGAAAAGGATGTAGTTGCTTTGCAAACTGAGGTTAGAATCCAATTCAAGGAAGTCTTTACTCGGATCAAGCGGCTTGAAACTGTGCTTATAGCTACATCTGGCGCAACAATTATTATGCTTTTAACTATTCTTAGTAGGATGGGGTAAGCATGTGGTACATGTTTTTGTCCTTGTTCTTTATCTCGGCATGGGAGCAGAGCGCGTCCCTATAAAGTCTGAACTTTATTTTAGGCGAATAGATATTTGCAACTGGTATGCTCAAGAGTTAGTTCGTCGCTTTGGCTACCCACAATCTAATGACTATGGCACTGCTTACTGTATTCCTCAGAAGGTAAATCCAAATGAGGTGACAGTTTATGATTGATCCTGTTACTGCTTTCGCTGCTGCTAATGTGGCATTTAAAAGCATTAAGACTCTTGTTGGTGCTGGTCGTGAGCTAGAAGACGTAAGCAAACAGCTTGGTTCTTGGTACTCTGCTGTTGCTGACATATCTAAAGCTGAGTCTCAGCGTAAGAAACCTACTCTCTTAGAGAAACATTCTCACAGCGGTGACATTGAACAGGAAGCAATGGACATTGTTATTCGCAAAAAGACTCTACTTGAACGAGAAAAAGAAATTAAATTTATGCTTAATATGCGCTTTGGCCCATCAACTTATGACGATATGTTGCAAATGCGTAGACAAATCCGTAAGGAAAGAGAGGAAACTGTGTATGCTGCAATGGAAGCCAAGAGACAGATAGCTAACAACTCTGCTATAGCTGGATTGTCTTTAGGTATAATTGGTTTGCTTGGTGGTGGGATTTATTTAATTGTGTTGGCTACTAAATGATTTTTCTTGTTGCTTATTTTTATGTTGGTTTGGTTAATCCTGAGTTTGTTACTTGCCAGTTAGCCAAGCGCACTAAGATACAAGATGAAATGGTTTGCATTTACAAAGGGCCAAATAATACGATAGGGTATCACTACCCAAGTTTTAGTTTTAAAGAATGTCCGAGACAGTTTCAGTGTCGTTATTCTCCTAATGTAAAGCGGCGTCCAACTGTTAAAGAGATAATGGAAGGCTTACAAGGAGGCTTTGAATGACAATAGTTTTTTCCAAGATACTAGAGTACAAACTTCTACCTCGTTTTATGATGTTTGTAATGACTGTAGTTTATGTGCGCTGCATTGAGTGGGCCTTATCTATGCCTGACATATCAACGCAACAGGCTTCATTAATTTCTGTAGTTACTGGTGCTATGACGGGAGCATTTGCTGTCTGGCTATCGCACGAAAAATGATAGGTGGTATTGTTACTGCGATCAGTGGCCTTGCTAGTAGTTACATAGACGGCAAGACAGCAGTACAAAAAGCTAACGCTGAGATAGCATTAAAGAAGGCTACCTCTGAAACTGATTGGGAACAGTCAGCTATAGAGGCCAGTAAGGATTCGTGGAAAGACGAGCTATGGACAGTAGTGTTTGTAGCTATTCTTCTTATGAACTTCATTCCTTCTATGCAGGACGTAATGGCACAGGGCTTTGCTAATCTTGAAACCACACCGCTGTGGGTACAGTGGGGTATGTATGCAAGTATAGCTGCCAGCTTTGGCATTAGAACAATGAGAGGATTTAAAAAGTAATGGGTTATGTATTAGGCAAGCGCAGCTTGCAGAGGTTAGGCACTGTAGATGACAGGCTTCAACGCATTGTTCAGTATGCTATCACTGTAACTAAGCAAGACTTTTCTGTAATCTGTGGCATTCGCACCAAGTCTGAACAACGTAAGTTGGTTGCCTCTGGTGCATCGCAGACCATGAAAAGTAAACACTTGGATGGTTTGGCTGTTGATCTTATGGCTTACAATGGCGGCGGTAGATGGGAGCTTAATCTATATGACGAGATAGCTGATGCTATGGCAGAAGGTGCCAGCTTTGAAAAGGTGCCGTTAAGATGGGGTGCAGCTTGGCACATCAATGACATTGGTGGTTGTGATCTTACTGCCGAGGGTGCGATGAATGCTTATATAGATTTACGCAGATCGCAGGGTCGCAGACCATTTATAGATGCACCGCATTTTGAATTGATGGTATAAAAAAGGGCGGTGACGCAATGGAGAAACATCACCGCCCAAGGGAGGAAGATCATAAGACTAGGGAGAAACTACAATCTTATGCGGGTGACTACGACATACCGCATAATCTCATACAACTCAATAGACTTATATGTGCTTCCACCAATCGTCTGCTATCTCTGGCTCTACTGGCTCTTTGTGGTCAGCCGGTTCTAGCTTGTAAGCATAGAGTCCGTTGCCTTCGTATCGTCTTGATACAGTACGAAAGCCAAACTTCTTCTTGCGTAAGTCTCGCAATGCAGCGCTTGCACTTGCCTCTGGTGCGCCCGTTGCATTGCTCAACTCAGATAGCGTAACCCAATCATTTTCCTCCATGTATTGTTTTACTTTTTGTAACTGTGGCATGAGCCTGTTGAAGTCACGCTCATGCACATAGTCATC